TTCAAGACTACAGAGCACCTAATATTGATATCACATTAAGAGAAAATGAATTGATGTTAAGACAATCAACAGAAAGTTTCTTTAGATTAGAGTTTTATAAAACACCTACAGTAATATCAAACACTGGAACCACATTAACATGTGAACCACCAACAAGACAAAACAGACGATTTGTTAGTGCTAAAAACTTATCATTACCGTTAGGTGAGAAATTTTTATATACATCAACAACATCTTCTTTTTATATACACATACCAATTTTTACAGGATCAAATTATAGAAACAAAGAAAATATGTATTTGTTTTGGTTTGATGATGAAACTAATTTAGAAGATACTAATTTAACCGGTACAATTACATTAGACAAATATGAATTTGGAACAGGATCAACAGTTCAAACTATTTTATTTACGAATGAAAATAATGATATAACACAAGTTAACATACCAACAAGTGGAACAACATTAATTGGATGGACAGGACAAACTTTTACAATTCCAAATCAAATTACATATAATAGAAATTTTTATCACGGAATGAATACGTTCTTCATGACCGCTAAATTCTTTAATGGAAAAGACGGAAGTATTTTAGATTTTACCAATTCAGGGTTTACATCTTCATATGTTATAACGGAGGAAAAAGATATGTACTATCAAGTTGATTTCGACCATTATGAAAGAACATATCAGATATACAAATATAGTGGAGTTACGGGTAATACATCATCAATTAGAATTGGTACCGGACATACTGTAACAAATAGTATTAATTTTTATGAAAAGGGAGGTACAACATAATGAAAAGAAACGAATATACCATATTAATAAGACAAATACCTGATGTTCATTTACATTCAATCACGGGGTCATTTTGGTTTGATAATCAAAATAACCTAATACCGTGGTCGGGGGATACAGGATTTTTACCAACAGGATATACACCATATAGTGGTTATGTTGTTAATAATGTAACAGGTAGTTTACCAACAGGTTCTTATATATGGAATGGTACATCTTGGACTGGATTAACAGGTAGTTTAAATATTAATTATAATTTACCAATAGTACTTGAAGCAAGTGCGGACGAAATGGGTGTTATGTCTTCTTTTGACGGAAACATGGAACAAGTAGAACAATTAGTTAATTTTACATATAATCAATCAGGTTCGGTAGTTACGGTATATAATACGGTCAATCCTGATAAATTAAGAAAAATAGTAGATCAAAAATATACAATAAAATGGGGAGATGCAACATCAGGTTCTTTAGATGTAAACGGAGGAGTTTTATATTCTAATTTCCCAACAGCATCACACACATATTCAACAACAGGTAGTTATACTTTATCATTATCATTAGATTCTCCTTGGAGTAAAGAAAAAATAAATAAAAATATTACCGTCCCTAATACAGGATCGGTAGTCACAAACCTATTAGGAACATTTACTGGTTTTACGATACCATATACTAATATTACAGGCTCAACTTTAGATTACATTAATGAGTCTAAGTTTTTAAATTTTACAGGTTCTGCTATTTTAAAATATATGGCGATCGGAGGTAGTAAAATTAGTGAGTTAAAAAAATATGGAGAAACAACGGTTAGTAGTTCAATGTATGTTACTGGATTATTTTCAGGATCAGCATACACGGGATATACATTGGAAACGGGTAGTATTATAAGTGGTAGTTTAGTAACAGGTAGCATACCTACTGGTAGTTTATGGTATATGGATTTTGCGGATGGTTATACTATGATAACAGGTAAAACATCAAATTTTACAAAAGAGGAGGTTATTAATAGTGTAATAACAAGAAACGAACATTTCATCGGTTTTATCGATGACCCAACGGTTTATTCTGACATTTTTGTGGAGAGAGGAAGACAGGGTATTATGGAACAAAACTTGAGATTAGGTGAAATTGATAGTATATTAGAACTAGATGTTTATGGAAATGGATTTTTTAAGATTAGAAAACAATAAAAATTATATTTATAATAAAAGTTTATGGCAGTAGGATCATATGGAATAGTTAGACCGGCGGATGTATCACCTGATGATGTGGAAATTATATATCATTATGCGTTAGATAGAGTGTCAACAACTGATGTTAGGTTAAAGAAATTAACGTCAACTAGTGTCTTGACACCTGTTTTTCATAATGTAGATACGTCTAAAGATGGTGGAACTTTTAAGGCCGTTGAAAATGTTGAAATATTAGGTGGTTTGTACAATTTAAAAATTAGTGCGGATGATTTTAGTAATTTAGGAATATATACACTTTATATAAGACCAAAACAAATTAGAACCACGATTACAGATTGTGGAATATTAGCGTCTTTACCATCTGTTAGAGGAGTTGTAATTGATTTATCCAACGTTCCGTCCGCAGATAGAAATAAGTTTACACCACAAGGTTTAGTGGGATATAGAATTGAATATATAAATCCTGTTGATAATAAGAAATTACCTAACTTCTACAAGATAGTTACGTCTTCTTTTTATTGTACTCCAGTGGTTGCGAATTTAAATACAACAACACAAAAGTCTGTGAGATACCAATATAGTGAAGGTGCAACAAACTTTATGTTTTTAACGGTAACACCATCTTCGGCACCATCAAATAAACCAAACACAGTTCCATTTATTGGTAGTCCGGGTCAGAAGATTATATTATCTAATACATATTTTAATCCAACTACAATACAAATTGATATGGTTGAACATGATGCTTCTACACTTGCAAACGCACTTTACGGTAATCAAACTAAGGCGGTTGCACCAGGTATTTACACAATCTACGATAAAGAAAATAATATATACAGACAATATAACTTATTCGAAATCAAAGATGACTTTAACGAAACTCTTTATGAGGTTAGAGAAAATCGTACCGATATCGACGAGACATTAAACTTTGATACAATTACTAACATTTAATGACACTAAGAAAAGTTCCTAGTCAAGCTGCGAGTGGTGCTGATACGTTCAGTGACAATTTAGTTGGTGTTCAAATCACCACAGGTACCGGTCAATTGACTAATACGAACTTTAGTTTAGATGGAGAAGTAATACAAAGAGATACTAAGAATTTTAAAACAAATCCATTTTCGGAATTTTTAACATTAGATGATTTAAAATTAGAAAACGATTTATTATCAAACGATGAAATTGCAAAAAGGAAAAAAGAAATTAGATTCAAAGGTTCAAAAAATGATGCAAGTAAATCTTTATTCGGTTCATTAAAAAGTAGATTAGGTACTGCAACACAGAATATCGTACTTAATTTTCCCGCAGCAATATTAGTTGATTCTAATAGTTTAATTAGTTCGGACGGTTTAACTGCTTCAAATATTGTTTATTCTAACACAACTAACACAACACAATTTGATGTTCTGTTTAGTATGTTATACAATCCTTTCTCAATCCTTACAATTACACCGAATAGTAAGGACAACAAATCTTCTGTAAATTTAATTAGAGATTTTTATAATACGTATCAAAAGTATGTTATAAACATCAATAACATAAGTTATAAAATATTATCGTACAACGAACCAAATCAAAATAATATAATTAAATTGAAGGTTGAAGGTAAACCTTTTACCGGTACAACATACTCCTCCAACATTTTAATTAGACCTAATGATGGTATTGTTGAAGAATTTTATAGAGGATTAGACGATTTAGAAGAAAGTTTACTTAATAGAGAAACATCTCCAATTTATACTGCAAGTTTTAAGGTACCAAGAGACAGTTTTGATCAATCAAAAACAGAATTAATATCTGTGAATTTTACATGGCCATTATCAGAAAAAGATAATTGGAATATTAAAATTGAAGGGTTAGATTATCAAAGTTATTTGACAGACTTAAGTGATATTGCCAATGAAATTGATGATTATAAATCTAATTTATTTGTAAGGTTTTTAACATCACCTCAGTTATTTGAATTTGATAGTCCCGATAAAAAGGCAGAATCTATATTTCAACTTTATGGACAATCATTTGATAAGGTAAAAAAATATATCGACAATATTGCTTACATGAGAAATGTAAGTTATGATGGTGTTAATAACGTACCCGATATTTTATTAAAGAATTTAGCCAATACTTTAGGACTTGATACTGTTAATTTGATTGATGAAAAAACAATTGATGAATTACTTTACACTAAAACATCACAACAATATTCAGGATTAGTTTCAGGAACATCTTTATTGGATGCTGAATATGAATTTTATAGAAGATTATTAGTAAACTTAGCTCACATTTATAAATCAAAGGGTACAAGACAATCCTTAGAATTCTTTTTAAGATTTTTA